AGATCCAACGACCATTACTGTCAACGTCTAAGTCGAAGACTCCAGTTGAAGCAACGTTCGTCTGAGCACCAGGCTCAGCAGCCTTGTAGATAGTTCTGATGATTTCTCTGTTGATCTCAGCAAGTATCTCTGTCGAAAGGATATTTGCTAATTCAGCTTCAGCATCTAGACCGTGGATTGCCTTAAGGTCTTGAGCAAGTTCTAAACTGTACTCAGCTTTCAAAGCACGAGACTTAGCAGTAACCGAGACTTTCTCGATACTGAATGCCATCTCACGGAAGTCATTAGTGGCTGTATCGTCACCTAATGCTTCTAAATCTTGGGTCTTGAAACCTTGTCCTGTAGGATAAGCGTTTTGATCGCCACCGTTAAGGATTGATGGGTTTGTAGCATCACTGCTTGGGTCTGTACCCTGTGCAGTAGTACCGAAACCAACATCTGTTCCACCATCAACAGCACCTGTGTAATCACCTTGGTTAAGTGATGCAGCAGAGTTTTGTGCTGAGAAGGCAGTATCTGGTTCGTTGAAGAATGCTTCTGTTCCTTGCTGATTGTCGTAGCGAGTTCTCATCGCAAAGATCAAACCAGTAGGTCCGTTCATTGGCTGAACGCCAGCTAGGTCATATGCGACCAAGTTAGGCATCGAACGTCTGATCAAAGAAATCAGTACGGGGTCGAAACCAGCAACTGGGCCAGCATCAGTAGCACCACCACTGAAACCAGCAGCACCAGTGCCAGCAGGGTCAGTGTTAACTGTAGGAGGTGCTTCTGTCAAGAAGGCACGTTCTTCACGTAAAAATCTTTCTTGGTTTTCGAGAAGTTGGGCTGTAACCGCTTTTCTGTGGTTGTCCTTGATACTATCAAGACCTTCCGCTTCTAAAAGAGGTCCCCACTTCTTCTGCAATTGAGCAGAGTTAAACATTTTGGGTCTCCGTTTCGGGATGTAGTAAGTTTAAATTTAATCTAGTTGAACTTAGTCAACGCCTCAAGATACTTTGACATAGTAGGGGAATTATCCTCTACAGCATCTTCGGATATGACTTCTTGTGAGTCAGTAACTGGCTTGTTAGAGAAATATGACTCTTTAAGAGTTACAAGTTTCTCACGGTATTGTTCCTCGCTTTCAAACTCAACACCTTCTGCTAATGAATTAAGCTTTTCTTTTTGAGAAAGTGCTAATCCTTCGCTAACTTCATCAAGGATGTTGTCGGAGACAGAATCAGATAGACGCTTAGTTAAAGCGATATTACCATCAATCTGTTCGTTGAGTTTACTCTCCATTTCATCTAGTTTTGTGACCATTGCCTCAAGGACATCGTACTTATCATCTGGGATAGTTACGTAGTGCTCTTCAAAGAGACCCTTAAGACCAGTCATAAAGGATTCAGATAGTTCACCTCTGATTCCTGATTCTACAGCAAGTGCATTTTCATTAATCCACTCGTTAGCAACGTACTCAAGGTATGAGTCAATATGCTCTGTAAGTTCCGTACGTACAGCATTTACTTCTTCAGCAAGCATTGCATCGTACTGCTTAGACATTGCTTCTTTAGCATCAGCAAGCCTAGACTTGATGACTGCTTCAAAGATTGTCTTAGCCTTCTCTTGGAATTTCTCAGATAGTTCTTCTCCTTCGAGAAGTGCCTTAACATCTGCATCAATGTCCAATGGTTCTTCTGTTACTACAGGAGCTTCAACAGTTTCAGTTTCAGAAACGGTAGTTTCTGTTTCTACTGCTGGAGTTTCTGCAACAACTTCTTCCTCCTTAGATGTTTCTTCGTTAGCACCCTTACCATATCCAGTTGCTTTTAAAGCAGCAGGGCCTGGTAGAGTGGTCTTAGCACCAGCGTGGCGAAAATGAGGATCGCCTGTTTGTGCCAAAGTGGCCGATGGAGTTTTTAGCTTGTTGCTATCGTCTGTAGGTTTAGAATTGGTTGGAGTTGGTCCACCAAGAACCTCGACTGAACCCGCATCAGGAACGTAATTTGGAGCCTTAGGCATAGGCTCGGCAGCAGAAGCTCCCTTCGTTACCTGATTATCCATCTCATGTAATTGTTCGTCTGACATTTTTAGATCCGAAAAATTCTAGAAAATGATATTATTATTTATAAATCTATAAACTATAGACTACGCAAGAAGTTTGAGAATAACGCAAGTTTATGCTCATCTAACACTTCTTGACTCACTAACGTATTTATTGACTTCTTGACCTCTTCACATTTTTTCTCACGCAAGACGGATCCTTCCCAGACCCATTCCTTACCTTCCATGATGCCATCTACGAAAGCATCAGGTGCAGATGGATCCGCAACAATGTCAGCAGCAGTTGCTAACATGAAGTCTTCTCCAACTACATTAACACCATCCTTCTGGTACATAGAACCCATACCACGACTGGAAACTCCAAGTTTTACACCATCACTTAAAAGTGATTCTGCTATCTTACCCATAGGGGTTGATAGTATCTGTGCTTTACCTATAAAGTTGTTTCCTTCTTGTTTAAGTGAGACAATTTTATGAGATACACGATCAAGATTTATAGAAGGTCCATCAGGATGTCCGAGTTCTCCAAGTGCTCTACCTGATGAAACGAACTTCTTATTATAATTATTGACCTCATTAACCATTGTATCAATTGGATAGAAACGTTTGTTCCTATTGACAACTTCTGCTTGTAAAAATGGTCCTTGAATGTATAAAGTCTTCTTACCGTCTTTTTCTTCAGTAAGAATATCTATGGATTCAATCTCTTCTGCAATTAATTTCATCCTATTCCTACCTCTTTGATATGAAGTGTACATCCTGATGATGTCTCAGGAGCGAGTCTAAAGATAACAGATTTGTATGCAGTTGCTGTACCACTAAACGCTGCTAGTGATGAACAGTCTGCATTCACAGTTATAGTCTGTATATACTCGTTGAACTGTTGAGGTTGTGACTTAGCAGTAACCTCTACGTGTGCTATCTGAGTATTATATCCACCAACAGTAGAACCAACTAAGGTGACATAATCACCTACGCTTATCTTTGTGTCTGGGTGGTCAAGAGTTATAACTGCTGGATTAGCAGCAGTGATATTAGTAACATTAGCGTTAGCTGGATGAGCATAACGATAAAGGATGTCACTACCCTTATCTACAAACATGCTACCTACACCTGTTTGGGTGGAAGTATTACATGCTGCAATAGAACCACTAGCTTTATCAGAACTAGCAGTTACATGTACGACACCAGATCGAACTATCTGAGCAGATGATACAGCAGATGTAGCATTTGCAGATGATACCGACCCAACATCAGATACTAATTTTAGTGGCTGAGATGCACTCATTCTTCTGTTTCCGTTGGTTCTTCTTCAACTTCAGGTTCAGCATCAAACAGTGATTGAGCAGCAGAAGGTTTCATAGCATCAACCTTTCCACTACTTTTTACGTACAGCAGATCCTTAATTGCATCTGATACTTCCGATGAAGGAGTACCATTCGCAATCATATCTACTATGTCAGAAGTTTCCATAATATACTATTGAAGTGTATATTATATATTTAGCTTATATCTTTGCTTTTTTAATATCTAACCCTGTCTTAGCCTTACTTACCTCTGGATTCTTAGGAGTTTGTCCCATTGCCGTAGTCTTTGACTGTGGTAAATTAGGAGCCATTCCTGGGTCTGCTTCCATCTGACCTTGCATAATCATATTCTGAGTTTCCAACGGTACACCAACGCCCGCCTCGTTTTCTTTATCCATCTCAGATTCCATCTCAATGATCTCTTCATCCGTTTGACGGAGTATCTTGCGTTTAACATAGTCTCTTGAATAGTAGGTTCCGATGTAAGGTTCTATTTGTACCATAACATTGAGTCTTTCATTCATCAACTCCGTTTCTTTAAGTTCTGCAAAGTGATTATCATATAAGTAATCGAATTGTATATGCTCTGCCATCTGTTCCCAGTCTTCTGGGGTAACGATGTTCTTGAGGATTAACTGAGTCTTAAGTAGATCTAAGAATAATGCACTGAATCGTTTACGTAGTCTGCCAACAAACTTAGAGAACATCAACTCGTCTCTTAAGATTTCTGATGATCTACCTAGGTTAAATCCTTGATCATCTGCAACTCTACTATCTGGTACGTTCAATGCACGATATAGTTTCTTCTGGAAGTATTCTATATCTGCTAGTTCTCCTAAGTTCTGACCACCAGGTAAAGTAGATATCTCTGTTCCTCTTCCTCCTTCTCTACGTGGTAACCAGAAGTCCTCTAGCATTGCCATATACTTCTTATCATCCTTGATCTCACCAGTGTTAGCATCGTATACCAACTTATTTCTATAACGAGACATCACATCTCTTAGGTATTGCTCTGCTTTAATCTTAGGTAAATTACCAACGTCAATATAGAATATTCTTCTTTCTGGTGCTCTTGATAGTCTGTAGATAACCAATGAGTCTTCAATCATTCTCAACTGGTTCAGACCTTTGATTGCCTTATGGAGATAAGAGAGACCAATGTGTCTGTTACGATCAACTAGACCAGATGATATGTGACATATAGAATCCTTTGCAATCTTAATACCCTTACCTGCTATAGATCCATACTTCTGAGCAGTACCTTGTGGGTAGTATGTATAGAATTCTGATATCTCAGCGTCCTTACCAACCTTCATTATCTGGTCTTCAAGAGGAGCCATAGGTTGCCCACGTGTGGGTTTAGGTTTGATCCTCATTAACTTAAGTTTTAATGCATCAATATGTCTTACTTCTTTTAAACCTTCATCAGGTTTCTCTAGGTCAATTACTTTATGGTAGTAAAGTCTACCATCGACATACCAGTTTCTAAAGATCTCGTGAGACTTCTTATCAAAATGTAGGAGGTCTTTGACGTATTTAAACTCTTCCCTTATGACGTTCTTTAGACTCTGACCCGTTTTTAAATTATCTAAATCTATTTCTACAGGACTATCATTAAGATCTGATACAATAGCTTCATTAACAACATGCTCAATGGCAGTATCACACTCAGGGTGTAATGCCATATTTCTATACTTCTTGATAATATCAAACTCAGTACGGAAAACACCTTCGATGTCTACGTACTGGCCATAAAAACCAGAAGTCAAATAGTAATCAGCACCGTCCTCTTGGTTGGGAGGAACAGGACTGACTACCGATTTCGACTTCTTCTCTTCATCATCAATTGAAAAACCAAAAAGTTTAGCCATTCATATTATCCTTTCTGATATTTATTATACCACAGAATCGCTGTTATCCTTGTCAAATGCTTCCCAGTACTGGACTTGCATGGTGACTTGGAACTCTTCTATAGTATCTTGAGTATCGTATGATAATTCCATACCAGACACAACAGAAGGCCAGCATCCCCACATCTTATATCCACGAAGGATAGGAAGATTAGCAGGGTTCTTTTCTCCAGTTACGTTAAGATCTGTATTTGCACGACCTAACTGGTATACTTCCCACTCAGCAAAGTAATCAGATGGATTGATTGTACCAGATCCGTCAGATACCTTGATGATGTAGTTAGCCCAACGCTCGAATGCTTCTCTTAGTTTGAAGTCAGCGTCATTAAGTACTGTAAGAGTCCATGGATCGAATCTACGATCACCAGCAACCTTAAGTTGTCTTCCCCTAAAAGGTACTACAACTTCAGCGATGTTAGATGCTGGTAACTGAGCACCTTTAACCATCATTCTGTACTCTTCTTCCCTACCGTCAAAGATATCGACATTAGGGAATACCATTTTAACTTCAAAGAGGTTAGGTCTAGCACCGCCAAACTGTAACCTATCCTTGAAAGAATTAATGGTTCTCTTGTTGTTACCTATTTGAAATGAGTTTTGATCTAGTGGCATTAGTAGTTCCTCCTATTACACAGTGCCGACTACTTCAGAGAAACTGATGCCAGTTCTCGTAGCAACGAATGTTAGACCAATGAAGTTGATTGATCTTGCTGGTTTGACGAAAATGTCAGCAACAAATTCGTTGCGATCAATAACGTCTGGTGTGTTGTTTGATTCGTCACAAACAACTAGGAACTCATTGATGCCTCGCTTAGCTTGTACATCTCTGAGATATGGTTCAACGATGTTCAAGAAGTTAGATCTTGTACCTGGATCGTTAAGTTCAAAGAGTTGTGCTTTAGCAGCATTCTCAATCGCCTTTTCAATGGTGATGAATAATCTTCTTACGTTGATTCTGTCAAATGCAGACTCATAAGCAAGACCAGTCTTGTCACCGAATAAAATAATACCTGCACCAGGACTTGCAATAACTGGGTTAATTCTATTTGAATACAACCTATCTCTTGCATCCTGACCAGGATTGTATGCTAGTTTAACTGCGAAGTTTAATGAACCTCTAGATGTTCCAGCAGGTGAGAACCATGGGAACTGGTTTCTATCTGTTCTAACGCAGAGTCCACCGATATCATTTGATATTGGTAAGTAGCAGAACTTCTTATTAAATCTGTCGTAAGTGTATTGATAACCACTATCGAAGACTGCATAAGAAGATGAACTTAATGGACTGAAGAATGAAAGTACATTCTCTGTCTGTTGTGATTCACTTGTGATGTTAACAACAGATCCCCTATCAGGTGATATGAATGTTATACAATCTTTACGGAATTCACAGATGGATATAAGTTTCTGTGCTTTTGCTTGCTCTTCTTCCTTAGTCTCCC